CTAATGTCTCTGCTTCAAGAGCTATCTTTCTCATTAGATCTTGTTCAGCTCTACTGTCTTTTGAAAATTGAGCATAAGGTTCTTTAGCTTGTGTAGCTGCAGTTTGAAGTATGTTTCCTGTTGGAGCTCCAGATACCATGTTTAAACCAAAATTAATTAAAAAATCATTTAAGCTTGATCTTGATGGACCAATAGCTTTCATTAATCTGTCTCTAGTTGAACCTTCTGCAAAACCTTCTCTTTGTAATCCAGAAGTAATGCCTTCTCCAGCACTCCCACCTTTTCTAAACATAGGTCTGTGTAAAAATTTATTCATGATTAATTACTCTGTTTTCTATACGGTCCCATGATGTTGCCATAGATTCCTGACAATACAGATCCAGTACCTAACGCAGTCTGCAACGGAGTAGGGTTAGGTGTTACTGTTGATTGATATTGTCCTGGCAATCCAGATGCAATACTTGCAATTCCTTGACCAAGATAACCTAGTCTCTCGTAAGGTTCATAAGCTGCTAGTCTGTTTTGCTCTCTAGTCGCATCTAATTGAGCCTGCGCTTGCGCTTGTTGAGTCGCGCCCATTTGACCCAATCCTGCTACGTCGGCTGCTTGTAATTGTGGTACAGTTCCAGCCATTTGCATTTGATTCATATATGCTTGCTGTGCTGCTTTTTGTGCTTGACCAAAACCTTGTTGTAATAATCCTGATTGTAGTAAAGCTCTATTTAAATCTGATTTACTTTGATACTCTGATCTCATAACACCTTCACGTCCTCCACCTAAGTTTCCAGACTGAGCTGCTAATTGACCAATACCTGTTAATCCTTTTGCTGCCTGAGTGTCATACTCTGCCATTGTAGCATCGATTACATCTTGTTGATATGGCGACATAAAAGATTGGTAACCTGTTGGTCCTGTGTAAGCTGCAGCTTGTGTAATATAAGGTTGGTAAGCTCCAATACCTGATCCTGCTAAATTATAAGCTTGTGTTTGATAAGGATCTTGAGCTGCTACTTGTGGTGCAAATTTAGTTGTATCTAATGGTGCAGCTGTTGCCGCTGTTAGTTGTGCGCCATAATCCTTTTGTAAGTCTTCCACATATTGTGGTGGTAAAACTTGTTGTTGTTGTACAGCCATTATACTACCTCGCTTAACCTTTCCGAAACTTCAAACATTTCTTGAGCTCCTTGTAATCCTTGAGATTCCTCCGATATTCTACCACCTTTTTCTAAATTTTTCATCACATTTTCCATGATCTCTGCTCCTTTGTCGATGTCTCCACCGCCTGCACCTCTGACAGCATCAGCTGTCATTACAAATTCATTAACGCTCAATCTAGCTGGAACGTCATCAGCTTTTTCTTTAGCTCCTAAATCTACAAAACCACCAGTGTTTCTATAATCTTTTTCCATACCACCAAGGTCCATGAGCCCACCTTCTTGAGCTTCGATTCTTCCGCCTTGAGCTGCATACATTTGACCTATATCTCCTTTACGAAGGAGATCAGCTTGTTTCATAGAATCTGTAATTCCGCCTAGTTTATCTTGAATCGCTGTTTTTCTAGCGTCTTCTACTGTGTATTCTGATGGAATAGATTGACCACCTGAGTAGTATCCTGCTCTTCCACCTTCAGCCATGATGCCTACATTTTTAGTTTCCTGTGCTCCTAAGAAAGGATATTTAATTCTAAGTGCTTTTAATTTTTCTCCACTTGGATCTTTCATAGCTTCAATAACTTCTGTTCTAATTGCTGATATACCTCCAGGTAATCCTACTCCTCTATCTAAAGTTTCTAATTCTTCTTCTGGTTGTTCCATAGCTGTCATTAATCCTGCAAGTCCTGATACGCCTACAATACCCATCAGTGCTTTAGTGCTCATACCAGCTTCGTTAATATTTTTTAAAACTCCTTTAATTGGACCATACTCTTTTATATTTTCTATAAGAGAAAGATTTTCTTTAGCTACTTTACTTCCCGCTTTAGCTAAATCAAAATCTCCAGCTTTATATGCCATATCTATATCTTCTAAAATTGGAGCGCTTTTACCAAGTGTATTACCTGACGTAGGAAGGTCACTTATTGGAGCACTTTCTTTAAATAAATTAGAAATATTATACTGACCGCCAAAAGGTTGTGTAGTAAACATTCCACTTTGAGGACCCATGTCTCTAACTCCAGGTAATCCAGGAGACAATGCACCTAAACCATAAGTCATAGCTCCTGATTTTAAAGCACCCATTAAATTTCCACTTCTTTTATAACTTCCTAAACCTCCAGCTAGTGCTGCAGGTAAAGCAAATTGTGGCGCTGCCATTGCAACAAATGGTGCTGCAACTTCTGCAACTTTTGCTATTTCTTTTGGAATAGCTTTTCGTACAAGTTTTCCAATAAAATAACGTCTTCTTCCATGTCGATCCATGATTCCACCAAAAGCTGCTGACTCTCTCATCATAGTTTCTTCAGTTGTAATTTGTTCTTGAGGTGCTTGAACTCCCATCTTGCTAGCTTGATAAACAGATTGATACCATTCTTCAAAAGACATAACAGGCTCATCCATGTCTCTTTGCTCAAATACATATTGCATATATTCTTCTTTTAAAAGAGCTAACGCTTGTTCTTTTCTAGGATCTTGAGGTCCTTGATCACCTTCATATTTTATAGAAGGTGCTCCTGTTTCTAATTGTTCTGAAATATTAATATCTGTTATTGCCATATTTTTGCCTAATTTTAAGCGGTTTATTATCTTACTTTGTTTTTGAAAAAAGATCAAGGTTTGGCATTAAAACATGTACATCTCTTCTGATGTCATCTTCAGCTATGCCTTTAGCTTTCCATTCTTCTTCCGTCTTATAAACCTCTCCAGTATGCTTGTTTTTTATAGTCGTTGTTACCTTTGCAGGTGTTACAACTGGTATTTCTTTTCCATCTATTATTGTTGTTTTCATTATGTTGTTATCTCCTTCTTAATGTTTAGGTAGCTAATAGCTACATCAAACGACCCTGTATTACTTGACTGAACTGTCAAAGTAGTACCACCTTCTACTACCATTGGAACTGTTAATAATTCAGTAGTAATATCAGCTGTTAATGCTGCTGCTTTAATGGCTGTTATTGAGTTGTTTAATACTGTAACTGTAGGTGTTGTAGCAGACGTCACTTTGATAGATTTAATTATATATGTTTCAGTGACTAAAGGATTTTGATCACTACCTGTTGTACCAAACATAGTAAGTGCCGCCCCACTTGTGTCATTATCTACTCCATAAAATTTATATTGATTTACTACTGCCATTATTCCATAAAGAAGCTTCTAGCTTCTATTTCCTGTTTTAATTCTTCTTGAAATGTAGTGTTTAATTTTTCTAAGACAGCATCTAAATCTCTTACTAAAGATTGCGCTACATCTTGTCTGTAGTTTTCACTAGCTCTTGTTAATGTTTGTACTATCTTTGCCATTATCGTCTTCCTCCTGCATGTACATCTAACCTAAAAGTACCTAGTTTCCAATTAGAATCTACAGCTGTATTTGCTATCTTAACTGCAACAGCTCTGCCTCTAGCTCTACAAGATTGATATTGAGTAGAAGATGTAATGGTAAATGGTCCTAATGTTGAACTAGCGGCTGTATCATTAGGAAAATTTCTAAGGTTTAATGTAACAATTGTATTACCAGCTTGAGTTATAAAGTCAGGTAAAAACCTACTAACTCTCATCACAAATTCTCCATCTCCTCTAAAAGTAATTCCTTGTCTTTGATCTTGAGTAATATCAAAATCTCCTGAAGTAATATTAGATGGAATGGCAGCTGTTGTTCCAATTTTAATTTGATTAACTCCTGTCTCATGTTCATAGTAATATGTAACACCATCAGTATTACCTTTTACATCAAAAGATGTATCAGTATCAGCATCATAATATGTTGCATGTGGTAAACCAAAAATAGCTGAATCAATCCACGCTGTTCGTGGCCATAAAGAATTAGCGTTTGTATACCAAATAGGTCTATTAATTGTAGAATCTAAATAACTATAAAACACACATCTATTGTTTACATTTGAATCAGATGTTGGATAAAACCACATTACTTCACCAAACAAGTTATTTAATCCACAATAAATCATTTGATTAGAAGTTTTATTTAAATCATCATAAACATAGTCTTCAACTAAACAATCTAAAGATTCTAGTTTACCAGTAAATCTAAAGAAGCCGTTTTCAGACATCCAGTAAGCAGCACCATCAACTTCAACAGCTGCATTTTTTCCAATAAGACCACAGTTAGTTCCTACTTGTTCGAACGCAAAGGTAAAAGGTTGACCTACAAAACGCATGGTAAATAATGAGTTATCTGTCCATACGTATATTGTATTTCTACCAAGCTTAGCTCCCATGATCCTTGATCCGGCAGCCAGTCTTTGTGTACCAGCGGTATTGGTTGCTGTTGGTGTCCAAGTACTTAATGTTTCTTGAGACGAGAATCTTATAAACATATCGTCTTGTGTATCGGTATCACCAATAGTTGTTTCTGTTCCAAATAAAACTAAGTGACGATCAGGTGTTGACACAATCATATCTCTAGATGCAGTAGGTGCATTTGATATAATAGTAGCTCGTGTTGCAGTAGCGTTGGATGCATCTGCATCCCATTCAAATACAGATCCATTAACTATTAATGCAACTAAAGTACTACCTAAATTATCTAATGACCATAAACCAGGTTCAGCAACTTTATCAGTTGATGCTGCTGCTTGACCCCAAGCCGCATAATCACTGGTATTAGTGACTGTTGCACCATCAGAATGAGAAGCTCTAGTTGTTCCTCTAACTGCTCTTGTAATTCCGGTTAAAGTTGTGCTTCCAGAAACTCCAGTATAAGAAATTTCTTCTGTGCCAACTTGAATATAGTTTGTCCCTGTTGTTGGAAATCCTGTAACAGAATCTAAAACAATACTAGTTCCTGATCCCCCAGTTCCATAAGCATCGTCTCCTAAAGCTCCATCTAAAGTATTAGTTTGAGGGTTGGTGACTGTACCACCAAACTGAGATATACCCCATCCATATACGCCAACCTGTTCAGCTGCACCTACATGGTAATATCTATAATAAGTAATTCCTCCGGATTCGCTAGCACCCGATCCTGATTCTGTAGATTCTGCTTCAATTGTAAGTGTAGTTGTAGTGGGTACAGAAGTTACCATAAATTTTTTATCACAAAAATCAGATGCGCCAAAATTTGAATTAGTAATAGCACTAAATGTAGAGGAATCTCCAAATAGAATAATGTCTCCTGCTACAAAGTTATGTGCTGATGAAAAAGTTAAAGTAACGGTTGCATCACCATTAGTGGTGCTGAATGCATTTGTAATAGCCGTGCCTGATGGATTAGTTAGAGGATGAATATCATAATAAACTCCTCCAGAATAAACATATAAAATTCTATTTGTACCTAGGACAGCATATTTAATACCTTCTTTATTCACCATATGATGAATAGCACGTGTTGGACCTGTTAGTTTTTTATCTCCTAATGATTTCCAGCCACCTACTTTTTCAGGTGTA